AATTCTTTCAGATGTAAAAGAAAAAAGAGGTATCATAGACTTCCGTGTTATGGTTGAAAATACTCCTGAAACAAGGATACGTGCAGGAAGCATATGTTGGTCTCTTGTTTCAGGAGTATTTTCAACCATAACACGGAAGTCTATGATACCTCTTTTTTCTTTTACATCTGAAAGAATTGGTTCAACAAGTGAACGGAATTGTTTTTCAAGAGAATTATCCATGTTATCAAAAATCATATTTCTTGATGCTTCAATAACAAGTTTCTTAACACGAATCATAAGTCTTCTTACATTAATTCTGTTAAGTGGAGTTTCCTTACTGTAAAGAGTTTTATTACCCCATACAAGAACACCATCTTTAGCAAATGTTTTAATTGGATTAATTCTATTTGCATAAAGTTCATCTTCGTCTGGAAGAGTTGTTTTCTGTTCGGCCTTAGTTACATTCATTTTACCTCTTTTTGTACCTGCTGGTGCAAACCAAGGATTTGCTTTATTATCTGTTTCAGCCATATTACGAACAACATCTTTAGTTGGAGGAAGCATGATATACTTATTAGCATCAGCATCAAAATATTTAACCCAAGGCCAATATGTTGCACCATATGAAGTATCAAGTTCAGAATCTTCAAGGTCACTTACTATGTCTTCTGCTGTACCTTCTTGTGGTGCATCAATGATGTAAAGTGCATCACCATTACGTCCTTCTTCTGGGTCTTCAACAATATCAAGTGCATCTTCAATAAGAAGAACATTATTTCTAAACGTTACACCAGGAGTTGCAAACAAATTAATGTCAATATCTTCAGGATTTGCAAATTGTTTATAACCAGCAAGATATGCATAATAGTCAGAAGTAATAGCTGTTTCTGGTAAACCAAGGTCAACAAGTTGGTCAATTAAACTACTAGAATTAACATAGTCAAAAGGACAACCACTAACTATTTGATATTTAGTTGCTTTAAACTCATCTGTATTTGTTCTACTTTCTCTGTAAATATCCCAACCATCAAAACCACCATATGGATAAAGTGTAAATTTACGTGTACTAATGTCACCATAAATTGTATGTTCCATATAATTTTCATCTAAGATTCTTGGAAGTAACATTTGTTTACCTTTAATTTGAACATCATCTACAGTTGTAAATGAGCCATTTGGATATTCAACGCTATCAACAAATATTGAACTTGCTGACAATGAGCCACCTGAAGGATTACCAGGCATTGAAAGAATTGCATCAAGGTGGAAACCATTGCTAAGTCTTTCAGGTGTTAAAGAAGGTTCATATTTATAATTAGTTTTACCTTTATATGTAAGAACATCTTCATCAAGGACTTTATTATTAAGGCCGAAGTATTGTCTTTTAGGTTTAATTGAAGAATTTAACAAAGTATTATATTTCATTTCAAGTCTACCAATACCATATGTTGGAATAGGGTAACCAATGTAACCACAAGGAACACTTGAACTAACACCTTCTTCTTTTGAAACTTCAACTGTAATGTATTTTGATTTAGCTTCATATTCGCCATCAAAAGTACCAATCTTAAGACCTATGTAATTAGGAGTTCCTTCTACCATTGAAAGATTTGAGAATTTTTCAAGAACAAATGGATTTACATCGTCATCATAAAAATCACGTACCCAAATATCAAACAAACCTTCTTCTGGTCTAATTTTTTGTATTGATATTTTTACTTGGAAGTTTGCAGCATTACCGTCAGAAATTGTATAGAATCTGAAAAGTTTGTTTACTGTAATAGCTTTTGAAGTAGCGCCTTTAACTTCTGACACCACCCAAGGAGTCATAGCACAACGATAACTTTCTTTATAGTCAACATAGTTTTCATCTGTTGATGCAGACGCTTCACCACTACTTACTAAACCAGTAAAAGCACTTAATGTAACTGTTTTACCTGTATCGGTTTTTTGTATTAACTCATTATATGCTAAATCATAAACTGATTCAATATAAATAGGTGTTGAACCAATAAGTGGGTCAATTGAAAAAACTTTATAAACATATTCTTTATCACTTGGATTAAGAGATAAATTATATCTATAAGTTTTATTTTTACCAAACGGATTTTCTTGACTAATTGTTTTTACAGTCAAAGTAAATTTACCAATTTCTCTTCCTCCTGCATCTATAGCAGCTTTAGTACCATCAGTCAAAGCACTAACAGTACCTGACAAAGAAATTGTATATGCACTACCATTTAATGAACAAACACTATCATATTCACAACCATTATATGGTTCAATTGAAACTGACTCTACAAATTCTCTAAACTTTTCTTGTGTTGAAGAATCACAAGTTGAAGCTGAAGTTGTTCCTGAAGTTGTTCCACTATAATCACCTTTTGAACGGAGAACAACTACAGGAATACTTGTTTTATCAACTTTTGCCTGTACACCATATGCTCTACTGTTTTCATAACCAGAAAGACCAAGTACACGAACAACATTAAGATTTTTTGACTCTTTAAGATATTCTTTTGCAACATATGGTAATTCAAATTTTGGAAGGCCTGTACCAACATACTTTTCAGGAGAAGTACCACCAAAATAATCAGTATATTCAGTCCAGTCTTTTACTGGTATATTTTGGAAAGCAGGTCCTTTCACTGTTTCACCAACAATACCAAGACTTGTAATACCAAGACTTTTAACTGAAAAGTTTACTTCTTTTTCTTCTGTATAAGTACCAGGTGAAACGTGGCCACCTCTTGCATCACTTATCATATCTTTTCTATTTTATTAATTTAATTATTATTTTCTAT